TGAATATCAAGCCCAACGTCGGTACCCGTACCGTTGGCGTGATGAAGGGGTAAAACATGGCACGGACGTGGCGCGATGACCTGTTGCCGGCGGCGTTCCGTGGGATCAGTTTTTTGATCCCTCAGACGTCGGTGCCGGTCGGCCAGAAAGGACAGCTGCACGAATACCCGCAGCGGAACGAGCCGTTCTTCGAGCAGCTCGGCAAACAGGCCCAGGTCCACACGATGACGGCCTGGGTCATCGGTGATGACTGCTTCGAGCGGCGCGACAAGCTGCTTGAGGCATTGCAGACCCCAGGCCCTGGCGAGTTGGTCCACCCCTGGCTTGGCCGCATGCAGGTCAAGGTGGGCGATTGCAAGGTGTCCCACGAGCTGACCGCCGGCGGCATGGTCAGCTTTGACCTGACGTTCTACCCAGACAAGCCGCTGACCTTCCCGACGGCCAAGGTCAACAGCCAGCAGCAGGTGGTGAAAGCGTCGGATAGCATGCTGACGTCGGCGTTGGGCCGATACAAGTTGGCAATGGCGAAGGTAGACCAAGCACGGCTGGGGCTGCTTCGATTGCGCAATAGCCTTTCGAATGTCTACTCGGTCATCCAGCAGCAGTTCGCCCCATTTGTTGGAGTGTTCACCAATCTGGTGGGGTTCGCTCAATCGCTGATGAACTCACCCGGGGCGCTGTCGTCGCTGTTCTCCAGTTACTTCGGCGAGTTTTCGTTGCAGGACAGTGCTTTCGCCGACACCAGTTCGAGCTACAAAAACGCGGTGGCTACCATCACCCAGCAGGTCGGGGCGGTGACCTCCATCAATACCGTGGTGCCTTCAGGCGGTATTGACTCGGAAGCCGCCGCCCAAGCGGCCGCAAATCTTGTTCAGGATGCGTTGTTAGTCCAGGTGGCGCTGATCATCAGTGAAATGCCGATCGCCTCACAGCCCGTCTCCGGCGGTTCGACGCCGAGCGTCGAGCAACAGGCCATCTTGCCGGATGTCCGGCCCGAAGTTCCGGTGGCCGACGATGTGTTGAAGCTTCGCGACAGTCTCAGCGATGCGATCTTCGAAGCATCGCTCAAAGCGGATCCCGCTCATTATGTCGTGATGAATTCGCTGCGCCAGGCGCTGGTGAAACACCTCACAGCCGTTGCTGAATCTGGCGTGCGTTTGGTTGACATCACGCCACCTGAAACCATGTCGGCACTGGTGTTGGCCTACCAGCGCTTCGGTGATGCGACACGCTCAGCTGAAGTTGTGCAGCGCAATCGCATTCGTCATCCAGGCTTTGTCCCACCGACGTCGATCAAAATCGCCCAGAGGTAATCCATGACCGAAGATCAGAATACCGTCAGCCTCACGGTTGATGGTCTGGACTATTCCGGCTGGAAATCGGTTGAAGTTACTGCCGGCCTCGAGGATCAGGCAAGATCGTTCACGCTCAGTATCACCTGGCAGTGGCCGGGCCAAAACATTGCGCTGCCCATACGTCAAGGCTCGAAGTGTCATGTGCGAATCGGCGATGACTTGGTGCTGACGGGCTGGGTGTTTTCCACACCGATCAGTTATGACCACCAGCAGATTACCACCACCATCAGCGGGCGTTCCCTCACGGCAGATCTGGTGGACTGTGCGGCTGTGAACAAGCCTGGGCAATGGAACAACCAGAGCGTGCTCACCATCGTCAAAGCGCTGGCGGCGCCGTATGGAATATCCGTGCGCAGCGAGATTCCCGAGGGGGCGAAGCTGTCCGATCATACGATTGAGCCAGGCGAGTCAGCTTTCGAATCTATTGATCGCTTGCTGACGCTGTTTCGGGTGTTCTCCACAGACGATGCGCGAGGAATGGCGGTTCTGGCCCGGCCAGGCAGTGAAGGGCGGGCCTTCGATCATTTGGAGGTCGGCAAGAACATCCTCACCGGCGGCGCGTCCCTGGATTTCTCCGGCGTGTTTTCTGAATACCAAGTGCTCGGCCAGCGCTCTGGCACAGACGATGAGTTTGGGGCGGCGGCTGCCGAGGTTTCGGCTGTACTGGCGGATGACCGGACGACCCGTAAGCGGGTGTTGATCATCCAAGAGTCGGGGCAGATGACCAGCGAGCTTGCGCTAGCCCGGGCCAACTGGGAGCGCGGTACCCGGATGGGCAAGGCGCTGGCGACCACCTACAGCGTCCAGGGCTGGCGGCAAACCAACGGAGCACTCTGGAAGCACAACACGCTAGTGCGGGTTATTGATCCGATCATCGGATTTGACCGATGGATGCTGATCGCTCGGGTGACTTACACCATTACCGACGAGGGCATGATTACGAAAATGGAAGTCGGTCCGCCAGACAGTTTCGAACCAGAACCGCACGACCCGCACAAGAACCGGAAGTTGAAGAAGGGCGGCAAAGCCGACAACTTCGAATACTTGATTCCTGCCGACTACGAGCCAAAACAATGACCGTGAAAAACATGCTGGCCCGCGGCACTGTCGTGCTCGTCGACGCCCTGAAGAAAATGCAGTCCCTGCAAATGCGGCTGACCGCCGGGGAGCTGAAGGACAATGCCGAGCACTTCGAGCCTTATGGCTTCACCAGCAACCCGCTGGCCGGTGCCGAAGTGCTGGCGGCTTTTATCGGTGGCGACCGGTCCCACGCCGTGGTGTTGGTCGCGGCTGACCGTCGGTACCGGATTCAGTCCATGGCGCCGGGCGAAGTGGCAATCTATACCGACGAGGGCGACAAGATCCATTTGAAGCGCGGTCGCGTCATTGATATTGAAACCGGCACGCTGAATATCAAGGCCTCGACGGCGGTGAACTTCGAAACCCCGGTGATCAATCAGACCGGCAAGATTGTTTCGGGTGGCGACCAGTTGGCCGCCGGAATTAGTCAGGTCGGCCACGTCCACACAGGAACCCAGCCGGGGAGCGGTCAGAGCGGTGTGCCCGCCGCGGGGGGCTGATGATTACTTACACTTCCATTGAGTCCGCTTTGATTCGTGCGGTGGTGATCAGCCTCTACACCTGGCGCCGGGCAGATACGGACGACCCGGTGGACGATGACCAATTGTATGGTTGGTGGGGCGATAGCTACCCGGCCATTGCAGATGATCGCATTGGCTCGCGCCTTTGGCTGCTGCGGCGAGTCAAGCTCACCGACGCTACCCAGCGTGACGCCGAGTTCTACGCCGCTGAGGCGTTGCGCTGGCTGCTCGATGACGGTCACGTCCTGGACGTATCCATCAACAGCACTCGGACCGCCATCAATCGATTAAACCTTGGCGTGGTTCTGACCATCCAGGATGGCAGGCGCCTGGAAATTCCATCTACCCCTTCATGGCAGGTGATCTATGCCGTTTGAAACGCCTTCGCTACCGGTGTTGATCGATCGCACCCAAAGCGATCTTGCCAGCGATTCGCTCCGACGTTCCGACGCTCAGGTGCTCGCTCGCACCTTGGCTGGCACCGCCTATGGTCTATACGGTTACCTTGACTGGATCGCCGACCAGATCCTGCCCGATCGGGCCGAGGAAGAAACGCTGGAGCGGATCGCGCTGTTGCGCCTGGCCCAACCGAGGAAACCGGCGCAACCCGCTTCAGGAACGGCGTCATTCATTTCGGTGGCGGGTGCAGTGGTTGACGCTGAGACCGTGCTTCAGGCGGCTGACGGCCGAACTTACCGAGTTACGACGAATGTTACCGCCGTTTCCGGACCCAATAGCGTGGCGCTGGAAGCGGTAGATGCTGGCGGCCTCGGCAACGCCGATGCGGGCCTGGTGCTGACGCTGGTGCAGCCGGTGGCTGGTGTCACCAACACTTTTACCGTTTTGGCACCTGGGCTTACAGGCGGAATCGCCAAGGAAAGCATCGAGTCGTTGCGTGCCCGGGTAATCCGATCCTATCGGGTAACCCCTCATGGCGGCTCGGTTGATGACTACGAAACCTGGGCCTTGGAGGTGCCTGGGGTCACCCGTGCTTGGTGTAGGGCCAATTACCTTGGCCTTGGCACTGTTGGGCTTTTTGTGATGCGTGACGGCGATCCTGAGCCCGTGCCAAATCCAGCCCAGCTCGCAGCGGTGAAAGCCTATGTCGATCCGCTGCGCCCTGTCACAGCTGAGCTGTACGTTCTGGCACCGGTCAATACGCCGGTGCCGTATGTGATTCATGCAGTGCCCGATACCACTGCTGTGCGGGCAGCAATACAGGCGCAGTTAATCGATCTGCACGATCGCGAGGCTGATCTGGGCGGTGTTCTACTGCTGACTCATATCGCTGAAGCAATCAGCGGTTCCTCCGGCGAAACCGATCACGACCTGATTGCTCCCCACGATGATGTGGTGGCTGCGCCTAATCAGTTGCTGACTTTTGGGGGCATCACATGGCTCTAGGGAGAACGGCAGAGCAGTACCTTGATCAGCTTAGAAGCCTGCTTCCGCATGGCCCGGCTTGGGCCCCTGAGTTTGCCCCTGAACTTGATCGAGTTTTGGCTGGTCTCGCCATGGAGTTCGAGCGCATCGAAGGGCGAGGCCTGGACCTGCTCGCTGAGATGGAGCCGACCACCATCAATGAGCTGCTACCTGATTGGGAGCGTGTCGCAGGTCTACCAGATAGGTGCAACGGCAAGCTGGAGGACACGCTCCAGGGGCGCCGTAATGCATTGCTTTCTAAAATCAACGGTACCGGCGGGCAGTCAATCGCTTACTTCACTGCAATAACCAAGGCGCTTGGTTTTGAAGTAACGATCACAGAGTACCGTCCATTTCGTGCTGGGGTATCGGTAGCAGGGGATCCTCTTACAAACGGAGACTGGATTTTCACGTGGCGGGTTAATGCTCCTGAAACCACAGTTATTTCCTTTCGTGCGGGTCGATCCTGCGCCGGTGAACCGCTCCTTTCTTGGGGTAATGGTTCCCTGGAGTGCAAGCTCAATCAACTGAAGCCGGCACACACCCACGTTCTTTTCTCATACGGCGCCCCCGAAGCAGAGCAGACATTTTCAGCGGCTGACAGGCTGTTCTTTGCAGCGAACTATGAGTTACCGAATGACCTGGAGGCGTTATGAGTGGTACGGAAGACATCAATGATCGGTTGGAGTCCGCCGCTCTCAAGGCCGAGGGCGCTAGCGAGATATTTAAGCAGGTGGCTAATGGCGCCGAGAACACTTACATAAGCACGGAATCAGGATCTGTTCCAAGCATCGCTGAATGGCAGCGTTTGCACGCGGCATCGCTCGGTGGTGTCCCGGCGCTCACTGGCCGAGTGGCGGTTTTGGAGGCCGCTAACACCAAGCTTAACAAGTACACCAGTGCAGCAATATCGGGCGGCACAGTCACGCTGAGCGCTTCAATTGGACGCTACTGGGGGGTCTTGCTCAACGCATCGATATCGACCTTGAACCTGTCCGGTGCGGTTGCTGGCATGGCAACCGAGATCAATGTGATTTTCACTCAGGACGCGGTAGGTGGACGATGGGTGGCGCCACCTGCATCAGTCAGGCTTCCGGCCGGGGTGCTATCACTCGCCTCGCCGGAGGCGGGCAGTATCACCTTGGTTCGCTTCACATCGGTAGACGCCGGCACAACCTGGTTCGCACAGCGGCTGGCGGTTTATGGCGCGGGCTACGCGGGTGGTCTGCCTGCTATTGCCGGGGACAATGCGACATTTAACGACGAGGGTACGGCCACAGCAGGTTGGACAGCCAGTAACGCCTCCATGACACTGGCGGGGAGCGTTCTACGCCAAGTGAAAACTGCTGCAGGCTCAAATTCCAGTATCTCCAAAGCGATCAGTTTTACTTCTGCTGCGCAGGATTACATCCTCTACGGCAAGGCCCGTGCTCGCTATAGCGCTGATACGGTGGGTGTTATCTGGTTACTTAACGGAACGAAAGAGGTCGCAGTGTGGTTGGGCTCGGGAGGCACCTCTGCTGCGGCTCCGGGTGAGGTCACTCTGGTAGGAACAACCGGCGCTGATACTCGCAACAGCGCGACCGCTTTGTCCGGATTCAACTATGAAGCCAACTGGCTGGAGTTCGCGCTGCATTTTGATAGTAAATTCCTTTCGCTGACGATGTACACCCGGGGCGCTGATGGTTCATGGCTGTACCGCGCACGGGTAGCCTGCGACTGGTTCTCAGCGCCAAATATCCAAGTCCTGACCACAACTGGGTCGGCGGCGGGCGCGTGGATTGAGTTCGACTATCTCACCCTATGCCGACCAAACATCATTGCTATTGGTGACAGCATCTGCGAAGGGAAGACGCTCTTTAGCCCTAACCCGTCGCTTTCGATCACGGACTATGAAAGTACGTGGCAGCGTCATGCGCTGATCTACCCGGCGTTGCGCAATAACTTGATTGTCAACAAAGGCGTTGGCGGGAACACAAGCGCGCAGATCTTGAGTCGGATAGCAGAGGTGACGGGAGCCTCACCCCGTGTGGTGTTCCTGCATGCGAGCAGCAACGACGAAGCGCTTGGCGTAAGCCAAACATCTCGCACGCAGAACATTCAGGCAACGATCAATGCGATCAATGCAGCTGGCGGTCAGGTCGTGTTGCTGAATGCAATGTACGGAACACAGGCCGGTGCGGACAACC